ATGAGATCGACGGCCAACCCGTCTATGTGCTTCGATTTCATCGTCTGCGACGCGCCGCTTTTTACAAGCTCGCGCTGCCCAAGAAGATGCGCAGCCTTGACGCGGTCAAGCCCGTAGTGCTTTGTGATTGCACGCGCCGTATTTGGCCCGTATGCGCCATCTGGTTCAACGCCAACCTTTTCCTGCAGTAGCTTTAATGCGACGCTCATTTCGTCACCTGTTTAACCTTTTCATATGACCTCATGCCCGCCAATCCGAGCATGCCCGTCAGCACCGGCATCATTACCGACATATCGGCTTGCGGAACCATAAACCCAAACCCCGCAGCTATTGGCGAGATCAGAAAGTTGACCGCCAGCCCCAGAACGCACACATAACCGCAAAGCGGCCTCCACGACGCTTGAAACCAGTTTCCGGCTGCCTCGGCCTTGTTGACCTCTATCTGCGCCAGCATGGCCTGCTGGGCCTGCTTATCGGCAAGCGTGGCCAGCTCATGCGCCATCTTGGCAGCGGCATCCTTATCTTGGATAAACTTGCCAGCGAGATCCGTTGCAGGCCCGATCAGGGCGCTCAGAATGCTCATTTCTTGCCTCCGTTCACATATAGACCGAACCACGCCGCTCCGGCGCCCACGATCACGCTGACAAAGCCTGCCTGCGCGTTGTTTGGCAATTCAAGCCCCATGAACCAGCTACACGTCTGATAAAACACGACCATGTAACTCAGGATAAGCAGGCGCGGAACAATGCGCCAAGCGTCTAGTTTCTCTGGTGTCATATTCAAACCTCTATATTGATGTTTGTGCCTTGCGGCCTGTCAGCAGTGGTCTTGGTGCCAAACCTATCATAACCCTTGCCTAAGTCCAACTTCTGCTCCCTGAGCGCGTCCAGATGCGCGTGGTTGGCCCTATGCTCCTTGGCTACCTTCTGCTCCACCAGATGCGCTTCTATGCGCTCACGCGTCTGCGTTTGCTGGTGTATGTCGCTGCCTACGTTAAACGGTGCGCTGCCTATGCCTGACACGCCGTCAGCCATCAGCGTTTCACCGCGATCCAGACAAAGCCAAACAGCGCGCCCACGCAGAGCAAGAACAGGAACAGGCCAGCCGCCCACGCGATGATGGTTTCCTTGCGCTCGATGCGCTTGTACTGCGCATCCTTCTGCTTCTGCCGGATCTCGTTTTCCATGCGGATAAGCTCTTGCCACGCAGACGGGCCAAGCGTTTCGCTAATCATTTTGCGAAGATCATCACGCATATTCTCGCGCTGCTTCTTCTGCACGAACAGATCCATCGCCTGCTGCTCGACGCTGCCGAAGCTCTGATACCATTTTGGGTTTTCTACGCGCTTCGCTGCAAAGTCGAAGTCGCTGATCGCCTTAGACCATCGCCCCAGATCGCCTGCCATACCCTCCAGATCACGCCCGATCTGGCAACCCTTCTTGATTGCGTTAAACGCAGCACCAGCGGCCATGATTGCAGTTGCGGGGTCTATCATTTGGCATCTTTACCCACGTCGGCAAAACGCGGGCATCCACTATTATACTCTACCCTTATAACATACGGATAATGATACCAGAAGGATGGATATGGGCATCTGTATATACACGCGGTGTAAAGCTGCCCGTATGCAAGCACGCCAACGGCTACGCTGGCGAGCGAGCAGATCATCTCTCCATCAGGCGGTCTATTTTCTCTTCGATGCGGTCAAAGCGCGCCACGATCTGCGCCATGACGGCTGTGCTGTCTGCCTTGGTGACGTAATCCTTGGCCATTTCCTCGCGGGTCTTGTTCAGCAGAATATTGAGGCGCTGCATCTCGTCCACAGCGCTCTTCAATACCCAGCCGATTAGGCCCATTCCGGCAGTAAGTGCCGTTGTCCAAAGCAAATCAGCGTCCATCAGTAAGACCCCTCCCAGACGCGCATCTTGGCGAACTCGCCTGACATCATCTTACGCTTGACGACTTCCTTGGCCGCCTCTGTATCAGACCATGATACACCGGCTTCCTTGAGCCATGCGCCAAGCACAGCGCCGTCTACGAAGCCCACAAGCCGGTTTTCGCCTGACATACCTATGCCAGCGTCTTTCGCTGCCTGCGCGTCTCTCAGCGACTGGCTGACGTCATGGCGTTGCTTGATAACCATGTGGTCATGCTCGAAGTCGATCTTTTCCGAAATCTTCGCCATGTCTTATTTCTTCTTGGCGCGTTTCGTTGGTGCGGGTGCAGGCGCTGGCTCAACATCGCCAAGCACTTTCAGTGCGTCTGGGCGAACGCGCATCAGCGTTTCAACCTCTGCGTTTGGCAGCTCGGCGTTGTCGCCTTTTACCAGCTTGCCGATTGACGTGTGTACCTTGTGGCCTACAACTGTAACTTTTTTCATGTCGATCCCTCGTTAAGCAGAGGGGGCGTGAAGCCGCCCCCTCTTGTAGTATATTACGATGTGGTGTTGTCGTAAATTGCGCCGTTGGCTTTCTCGTTTTTCGAGCAAAGCGCCAGCTCTGTTGTCACCTGACGTGTGGTGTTGTCGCCATTTTTGGCCAAGGCAACGTTCTTGGTTCCACGCAATACTGCGCATTCCCACATGTTGTCCTGCAGCACGAACACGTCACGGCTACGGTTTTCGCGTGACGGCATGAACTGTACTGTACCCCACGGTGTCACGTAAACTGCGAGCGACTTGACCACAGTCTCGTCACCGGCTTGTACCGCTGAGCGCTGGTTGTTGTTACCAGTGAAGCCCAAAGCAACGTTCATCTGGAAGGCTGACAGATATACTGTATCTGGCTTGCCGCCTTCTTCCCAGATTGACTGCATAACGTCGTCAAACTTGGCCTGCGAGAATGCAGTTGGAGTGCCGTCGTCTGTACGCGCGTCTGTGCCGTCGCCGGTTGGGTTTGCACCAGAGTTACCAGACTGGAAGTTTACGTTTGTAATCAACCATGATGGTACACCACCAGTTTTACGCGCAGCAGTGTTAGACCCTACTACGTTTCCTTGGTTGGCAAACAACGCCTTTTCGATGTCGAGCTTCTGCTCTTTAGCGATAAGCAATGTTTGGTACGCCATTTCCTTGGCGCGGCCAGCATTGTCTACTGCTTCATCGGTATCGGAAATCACCACAGCGTTCTTAAATATCTGTGTTCTCGCTCCGAGGCGTACAGTTGGCGTGACGGCATCGGCAGCTGTTGCGTCGCCTTCAATGTGAGCGTTTACCGCAGATGCGCGCAACGCTTGTGTTTGCCACTCAACCAGAGTGTTCTTGGCTTTTGTTTTAGCAGACTTGCTGTAAAACGGTGTTTCAGATGGGTCTACATTGTAGATTACATCTGACAGGTCTTCACGGATTCCCACGGAATCGTAAGTGTCGAAGAGATTCGCTGGCTGAGCCATTGTCGTTTCCTTTCAAGGAGTTAGCTTTTTAACATCAAGCTCAATGCGTCATCGATTGAGCCTGTCTTCTGCAAGCGCTGTTGCGCCTTTTTACGGGTAGCAGCCTGTCCGTCTGGGCGTTTCTTTGCACCAGCTTTGACAACGGGTCGAACGCCATCAGCTTTTGACTGTGACTTCTGTTTGTTGGCAACCAGTTGACGATACTTACGCGCGTCGTTTAACGCCCGCACATATCTCGCATCGGATACGCCAGCCATCTCCTCCGGCGTGAAGCCGTAGTGGATGCCTGCATCCATGATACCCGCCTTCAGCTTTTCGCCTTTTTCGGGATCTGCGATCTCAGGGATATACTGCTTCAGCACCTCCGCTTGCTCTGCAAGGTAGGCTTGTCTAGCCGCTTGACTTTGCTGCGCTTGTTGCTGCTGCATTCCCTGCAACTGCATTAATTGCTGGTCGTGCGCGGCCTTTGCCTCGTCATATGTGAGCTTCGCTTCCATGTATCCAATCGGATCTTGGTCAAAAAGCTCTTTAGACGGTGGGGTTGGGGCTTGCAGACCACCTTGCTGGGCTTGTTGATATAAAGCCAAGACTTGTTGCTGCTGTTGGGCCAATGCTTGAGCCTGCTGCTTGTATTGCTTTTCCAAGGCAGCATTTTCTTGCATTTTTTGATTGATGTAACCCTGACCCGCCGCAGATTGCTTTAACTGATCCAGTGTCCAATGCTCTTCTTTGCCGTCAATTTTAACGGGGATGAGATTGGTGTCTTCAGCCGCCTCTACTAGGTCGTCGTCATCAATTTGGTCATCTTCGACATATTCTGCGTCTTCTATGTCTTCGCCGGATGCCTCGACGTCATCATCGCCCTCGGCAATATCTTCAACTGCTTCGCTCTCAACGTCTTGAGTTGGCGTTTCAGCTGCTTCCACTGCTTCGCTTTGATTTTCTTCACTTGGCTCTGGGGCCAACATTGCCTCTACGGCATTATCTAGGCTAGTCGCTTCCACGGTGCTAGTTCCTTCGTTTGCGATCTAAAATGACCTCTGCTGCAATCGCAGCGTCGAGTGCGTCACCGATCTTGTTTAACGCACGCAGTATTGCGTGCGCCTCCTCGCGCATCTCTATGTCAGAGGCTGCGCTGTTAGCGAAGATGCGCATTTGCTCTTCGCGAACATCGTCCACGAACGTCTGAAACGCCGTGTCATTCTTTAGCCGCTTTGCGTCGTCGGCTTGTATGCGGATGTCGGCGCTCACTGTGGCGTACCCTGCGCCATGCCGCCGATCATGCGAACTTTATCCTGCTCTGCCTTGATGCGCGCTGTATCCACTGCGGTTCCGTATTGGCCATATATCTTGGCTGCGTCTACCATGAGATCCTGAGCCATCTGGTCACGCTTCAGATCATCATCTGCGGCTGCTTTTTGCGCGTCAAGCTGCAGCTTCATCATGTCAGACTGCATCTTGCCCTGCGCCTTGATCTGCTCGGCCTGCAGGAATGCGGCGTTTGGATCTTGCGCCTGACCCTGCTGCGCCATCTGCGCCTGCTGTTGCTGCTGCATCTGCAGCATCTGCATTTCGATCTCCGGCGTAATCGGCGCGAAGTAGCGGTCGGCATTGCGCACGCCTGACAGCGCCAGACTGTCGGCCAATGTGTTGCGGATATTGGTCAGCGATACCAAGCCGTTCATTGGCCCGTATTGCTGGTAAACCATCTGCTGCATCTGCAGCGCCTGTTGCAATGCCATCTGCTTTTCTTCTTCGCGGCCAGTGCCAAGCCCGACGTTGATGCTGATGTCCATAGACGTATCCCAGACACGCGGATCGACGGGGATATACTGCCCGTTCATCCGCATCATCACCTCTTCGTCCATGTTCTTGTTCATCAGGCGCAGCATGACGCCAAACAGGTCACGCAGACCGTCAGCCAAGTTACGCACCATCACCTCTGTCTGGCCCGCAGCGGCCTGCACAGACGCCTGAACGGCTGCCTTGGTGGTAGACTGCAATGCGTCAGGATTAAGCCCCACAGAGGCGCTTGTGACGCCCGTCTTCTGCTCTGTGAGCTGATCCATGTATGCGAGCGCAGATAGCGTCTGACCGGCAACAAACGGCACGCTGAGATCCTGCACAGATCCGGCTTGGCGCATCCGCACAAGTGACCCGATCTCGTTGTTCAGCACGTCGTCGATATTTACTGCGCCATCCACGATCCCAATGCGCGGATTGTTGGTCATCGCCACGTTATCCAAGATGCCACGCAGAATAGACGTCGCGGCGTCTTGGTCATTTCTCCACCAGCTCAGAAAGGCTGTGTCCGTACCAGCTATGTGGCTCTGGGTCGATCTCAAACTTGGCAAACGGGATCTCGTCGCACGGCATGAAGTCTAGCAGCTCGTATGATGTGCCGCCGCAGAGAAACTTGTACAGCACCGGCACGCCGGTTCCGTCAACATCCATACGCATGTAGGCTTCTGTGATGCCCACAAGCTTCATGGATGGGTCTAGCTCGTCTTCGTCTGACAAGTCTTCCTCGTAGCCTTGGCGCTCAAGCACCTCTGCGCCAGACATGTCGTTTGTGCCGTCAAATGGCGTCAGGTTGGATATGACCTCGAAGTCGAAGCCCATCTCGACCAGATCGCCGACGCGCATGTCTGTGCGGTGCGCCACGACATATGCGTCGTCAAATGACCGGCAATCGCGGTTTACAAAAAACTCTTCCGGCGGGATGCTTTCTATACGCATCTCGCCCTTCATCTCAGTGCGGCTAATCTTGACCGAATGGACAGGAAGCTCGATCTGCCATGCCCATCTCGTCCATCTCGATGGACATTTCCATCGTATGCTCGATCACGTCCACGTTATCCTCTTGGATCAGGAACGTGTATTCATCATCAGACAGGTCGGTGTAGGTGTATATTCTCGGCCACGGGGTAGTCATGCCAATACGCCTTCACGATGCCCTGCTTCTTCACCATGGCGTCTTGGAATGCGTCGTTTAGCACGCGGTATCCGTTCAAGCGCGTAAACTCGTGCTGGATGTAGCTGGTGGCCTGCTCGGCCAGCGCAACGTCTTCCGGCCCCTTCGGGATAAACTCTACCGGCCTCGCGGTGGACATGAAGATCCGCATTAGGCTTGGCTTAACAGAGCGTACGGTATCCCGTACCTTTGTGGCCACAACCTTGCTGCGCCCGTCTTCGTGGCCAATATCAACCTCGCCGTCGTAGTAGCGCTGCGCCTTGATGCGGTCTTCGCTGATCTCGCTCTCAACGAAGTCAACGGCCTCGCTGATCGCGTTCTGCACGATGCTTTCGATTTCACGGCGATCTTTTGGCTGTGGTTGCATGTTATTCTCCGCGTGTTGCGCCGTAAGTTGTCAGGCCGAAAGTGGTCAAGGCGTCAAGCACTTGCTGCGCCCGTGTTGGGTCTTGAAGCCGCTTTGCCTCTTGTAACAGAATTGGCACTATTATGTCACGATCTGCGCCCTGCATCGACAGTAATTCACCAATCTCGCGGTTTAAGTTTGAGCGCCTTTTGCCGTACATAATTTCGTCTATAATGCGATTGAGCGGATCAGCTATAGCGCCTCTGTAAATGCGCGAAAATGGCCCTTCTCTTTGTGTTCCAGAAGGATCGCGCAAATCAGCGACATCAGCCGCCCCTTCTGTGCGGAACGCAGTTTGCGATCCGGCCAAAACATCGCCGCGCGTGCCGGAAAACTCTTTTTCGGCAAACAACCTCTGTATAACGGCATCCGCGTCAGGCTTGCCAAGTAGAAGTTGCAATTTCTCGCGGTTCCAAGACTTGTCGAATTGCTGCCACGCGGTTGCCGCATCGCTTCTTGACGTACCCATAAGGGCTGCAATGTATTCTCTCGCGCCTTTCACATATGCGTCACGCTCAAGCGGCTTCATTTTATCAAGCATTGCTTTTAATTGCGCTGGGGGCAAAGCAGACGTTGGGCCGCCAGAAAACACAGTGCGGCCATTATCTACCGCACGCTCGATCTGTGAGCTTTCGGCGTATCCGGCGCGCGCCGTGGCGTAGTTTGGTATCTCATCAAGACGCCTGTCCATATCATCTAATATGGGCATCAACTGCCTTGCTTTGTTCTTCTGACCGGCTATTTTGGCAGATTGTATCGCGTCGTTCAAAGCGCTGCGGGCGTTGTGGAGTTTAGACGCCGAAACTGGCCCCTCCTTGCCCAGATCACGCAGAACGGCGTTTAGGCCGCTTCTGACGTTAGACGCCGCATCGTCTGCCATCATGATCAAGCCAGAACGCAACGCGCTAATATCGAACTTTATATCGCTCTGCGTAGCCGCGTCATACATTGGGCCAAGCTCAGACGACTTGCGCATTTCCTGCGCTGCGCGCTCCTCAATAGCGGCTATTTCTGGGCCAAGCCTCTCGGTAACAATGTCTTCAGTGCGTTGTCCTGCGCCGCCTGCTCGTTGCTCTATTCGCGTGCGTAATGCGTCCGAACCCTCCCCTTGCAACACTGCTAAAGATTGCGCCAGCCCGCGCGGAGATCCGGCAATATCAGCCACCATCCCCTCTGGGCCAAGAGACTGCAAGTATTCTTCAATATTTCGCCCCGCCACCATCGGGCTTTGCAATTTTTTCCCAACTCTGCGCAACGAAGCTCCGCTGAAGCCCCCCCTCGCCAGCACGGCCTATATCTTGAATGCCTCTGGTAACAGCACCAGCTACGCGACCCGCCACTGGCGCAACAGCGCCAAGCGCTGCACCTGTCGCTGCGGTAACTGGAGAAACCTCTGCCATGCGCGGCCCGAAGCCTCCTTCGCCGCCAGCGAACTCTGGCAAAGTTGCTGTCGCCGCGCCGGTGCCTGCCCCAACAGCAACTTTACCTGCCGTTCCCAATCCTCTAGCCAAACGCATAGACGTGCCGACAGGCAACACTGCACCCGCAACGCCGCCTGCGACTTCGCCTTTGGCAAACTGCTCTGGAGCCAGCAGCTGCGCCGCCTCGTCGCGCTGGCGAACAAGGTCACGATATTTTGCGTATGCTTTTTTCGCGCCCTCGATGTCGCGTTTGCGGAGCAACTCGTTTGCCGCTTGGTATGCGCCAGCGATCTCGTCAGCCAAGTTTAAGCTGGCACCTTTCTGGAAGCCGCGATATGTGGCGATGGTTTCAATTTCAGCCTGCCTTGCTGGCTTGCGCTTTTTGCGTGCAGCGTCCAGCGCCTTCTGGCCGTCTTCGCTTATCGTTCCGGCGGCCTCAAGCTTTTCCAAGGCGGCGATTGCCGCTTGGACATTAGAGGCTTCGGCGTATGTCATCTCAGCCATGTTAACCTCCGCTCGATGGGTTTAGCGTTTTAAGCGCTTCTTCTTCTGTCATGGACGGCGCGGGTATATCTGCGCCACCCCCAAGGAAGCTTCTGACGCTTTCAAATGGATCTGGCAATGCTGCGATTTCCTCTTCGGCTTGCTGGATGCTAAAGTCTGGGTCAGTTAGCGCTCTGGACGCTATTCTGCCAACTCTGGCATTGTGTTCAGTAATCGCCACCATGCTCTTCACGATAAGCTTGTTGCCGTTTGGCTGGTTCTGGATGGCTGGCAGCGATGCCTTATACAGCGCCAAGTCTGCATCCGAAATAACGCCAGAACCGGCTGGCCTTTGCGCCGGAACAAGTTGGCTGATTATGGCTTCGGCGGCTGCCGCTGGGGCGCTTCTAAAGTCTACGCCAAAATACTGGTTGGCGCGTGACAAGAAGCCTGCGCTTAATCCTGTGTCACTTTCATCAAGCAGATCGTCAAGAAGCTTAATGCGCCCAAGATTAGACGTCGCGTCTCGTCCGGCCTGCGCCATCTCGGCAAAGTTTCTTGCCAACTCTGCTTGGCCAACCTTCACAAACTCACCTTCACCGCCGCCAATCTGAACCATTGGGCCGCCGCCGATCTTATTGGCAGTGCCGTCTGGCTTCAAATTGTACAAGCCTTCAGCGATTTCCGCATTCGGGTACATCTTGCGCAACTGCTCGGCGCTTACGATCTGGCCTTTGCCCTTCGGCGTCTCCAGCGATTTGCTGACCAACGCATTCATAATATCCTTTGCGCCGATTGACCCGCCCTCTACGGCGTCAGCATAATCGTCGTACCCCATCCTGCGCAGATACTCGACCGTCTTGTTCTTCGTTGCAGTCGCCTGCCGCTGCGCGCCGCGCGCCCTGATCGCCTCGCCAGCCCGCAGCTCCGGCATGATGAGCGGATCGAGCGCCGCAGCAAATTGCTCCGCTCTACTTAGACCCGTCGTCGGGCTTGGCGTGCCAAGGTAATCCATGATGCCGCCGAAGCCGCCTCTGCGCTGCTGCGGCGCTGCCGCTGCCGCTGCCTGCGGGCGATCCTGCATTAGCGCTGACAGTGGCGCGCGTGGCGCTGTTTGTGGGGCCGTTCCGCTGGCCAGCATCTGCATGCGCAGCTCTTCTTCGCGCGCCCTATCCATTGGAGTTGCCATCGTGGTTTGCCCTTCTCCTAAAATCGTCTTCACATAGTTTTGCGTTTCCGCAATATTTGGCACCCTGCCAAGCTTAGCCACACGCGTTGGCCCAGCGTTATACGCAGCCAGCGCAAGCTCTGGGCTGCCAAAGCGTTTAAGCTGCTGGCTTAGATACTTTGCAGCGCCTTCCAAGTTTTGCATCGGATCTGTCGGGTCTACGCCAAGCTCCTGCGCCGTGGCAGGCATAAGCTGGCCGAGGCCGATCGCGCCCTTCGGGCTTACGACGTCCGGCCTAAAGCTGCTCTCCTGCTGTATGAGGCGCAGGAACATTTCGGGGTCTATCCCGTATTTGCGTGCCGCGTCTCTGGCTGCTTGGCGGTAGTCCATGTGTTACCTCGGCATCCCCATTATCGTCTGGAAGTAATTAAACAGACCCGGAGTGAATGATTCAGTCGTCGTCGACTGATCTGGCGTTGCCCCAAGCGCCGCCAATGGCGCTGCAAGCGCGGCCTGCGGTGCGCCGGTGTAGCCAGCATATTGCGCCTTGGCCGCGTCGATGAGCGACTGCTGCAACATCTGCTGCAGTAGCCCCTGCTGCATCTGCTGCTGCTGGATCGCCTGCCCTGTGCCGAATGCCTGCTGGCCAAGCCCCGCGAGCTGCTGAGCTGCGCCCAAACGCGTACCCATCGCAGCCTGCTGCGCCGCCAAGTTTTGCGCCTGAGCGGATGCACGCTGCTGCGCCGCGTATTGCGCCGCAGCCGTCTGAGCGCCGACATCCTGACCGGCGAGGCCAAGTGCAGTCTGGTATCCCTGCTGGCGTAGCCTTGACGCGGCGTCTAGCGCCTGCTGCCCGTAGCCAAGCCGCGTCTCTGCCTCGGCAATGCCTTGGCGTGAGCCGCCGAACGCGCCTGCACGCTGCGCCTGCGCGCCTTGCAGATTTAGCGCCTGCTCCTGCGCGGTGCCAATGTCACGCATCGTCTGCTGCACGACTTGGCTCTCATACGGGTTGGTGTATGGCGCGAGGCTTGTGCCTGCGATCTGCGATGGTCGGTATGCGGTCGGACGTATGCCCATCGGCGTGAAGCCCAGACCCTGCTGCGTCGCGCCCATTGCCTGCTGCAATGCGCCAGCCGCTGCCTGATTTACGTTAAACTGACCCTGCGGCGCGAGCGGCGCGTATTGCGCTTGGCTTGGCAGAGGGGCTGCTGGCTGGCCGCCCACACCGCCCTTCGCTGGCATCACCGGCATCGCAGGCACGTTGCTGGTTGAGCTGCCACGCATTCCGGCGCTCGGCATCAGTGGGCCGCCCATCGCCTGCGCTGCTGGCATTGCGACCTGACCGCCGCCCTTTGCACCTTGTCCAGCCATCTTATGCGCTCCTTCTAACTAAGCCGACCACAAAGAATTGGGCCGTGCGGGCGGCAAAATGTATGCCACCCATGATTGTGCGTTTCTTGCCTCTTGCGAAGTCAATGTAATCCCTAAACTCTGAATAATGGTTGTGGGCCTTGCCTTCCGCAATCTTCTTGCTGCCAAGATGCCGATAACCTCTGCGTATGGCCTCGCCCCACCACTTGCCGTGCAGCTTATCCATACACCAAACAACGGCCTCGCGCTTCATGCGAGGCGTAAACGCACCAGAGTTTACAGCGTGGGTCGCAACCACGCATCCACCGCCGCCGCCACCGCCGCCTCCGCTGTCACCGCTATCGCTAGATGTTGGACGTGCGGGTGGAGCGGTTGAGGCCGCAGATGGAACCAAGTCGCCGCTTGGCGTCATGACATACTGCGTCGGGGCTGCGCTTACATCGTCTGGCCGCTCGTAACCGCCGGTTGACGTGCTATAAATCATCCCAGATGGCGCGGCCTCCTGCATCTCCGTGACGGTCGGGGTTTCAATCGGGTTATTTACACCGCCAACCTGATAAGTGTCATCAAGCAATATCTGGCCAAGCAATGTATTCGCCGCAATGCCAGTTACGCCTTCTTGGATGTCGTCCACTACCTGCTGGACAGTTGACGCTTCACTTGTGTCGGTTATCCCTTCGGCGGGATCTGTAATCATCGTGGAAGCCTGCACGTTTGATGGCGGCAAATACGCCGCAGCACCCGCTGCGTCAACCATCTCCGGCGTTATCCCGTAGCCAGTTGATTGGCCTGTCGGGTCTTGCGCTGCTTGCGCGGCCTGATAATCGTAAACAGTTTGGAAGGCTTCATCGTATTGTGGGTTAGTTGGGTCGGTTGCCACGATTTGCTGCGCAATCTGAACCTCTGGCGGCGCGATATTGAATATCTGGTCATTAGGCTGGACGGCCAAATTTGGGTTAGCGGCAAAGCTAGTCATCTCGTAAGATACGTTTTGCGGCCCCGCCATTGCTTGAGCCTGCGCAATCGCCAGCTCGTTTTCGCGCTGACGCTCACGCTCCTGCGCACCTGTCATATATTGGCCATAGTCAACAGGCTGCTGGACGCGTGATCCGACTTGGCCGGTCACGGGATCAATGAAGAAGCTGTCGATAAACTCTTTCTGCGCTGGTCGTCTCGCCGCAAGCTCGGCAACAGATTGCTCGTACATTGGCGCGGCGCTGTAGCCAGACACGCCGCCCGCATATTGCGTTGGCGGGGCCATGCCGCCCATGACGTCTGCCTGAGACATCTGCGGCCCCAAGCCAAATGCAGACGCAACGTCAGCGGTTTGCTGGAAGCCCGCCTGCTGAAACGGCGTAAACGCGGCAACATCTGGCCCGAAATACGGCACATAGCCAATCTGGCTAATGCCTTCGGCCTTTGCCAAGTTACGGCGCGCAGCCTCTTCAATGTATTCTGGGATCGTAACTGATGACGTTGTTGACCCGCCTTTGCCGCCTGCCATTATTCAAACTCCTTCACATATGAGGCGTGCAGTGGCACCCAGCCATGCGCCTTCAGTGGTTTCTTCCAGCCAAACCGGCCCGTCATGGTCAACGCAGAGCATCCTTGCGCTTTTGCCCATGCTATCACATCTTCATGCATTTCTAAAATCTGATCCAACTCGCCGCCGCCAAGAAACACGTTTAAAACTTTCTTTCTCGGATATACCACTATTTCGGTCACTATGCACCCCCTCGGCGTGGGCCAGAGCTGCATCGTTCCTTTGTATATACCTTCGGCCACGTCGATGAAGTCATGCGTGCCGCCGGAATGCTCCAAGGCAGCCTCAATCCAGTCACGGCATCTCTCCAGCTCTTTATCCATGAAGCCTCGTAATTGCTAAGGTTGACGCGGGTATCGCTGGCACCGGCGAAGACGCTGCGGTGTAATTCAGAAAGCCGCTTGTGCTGTCGATCATGTAATTCACTTCCAAGTAGTCATTCGCCGCAACAGTGAATATCTGCGTGCGCGACGTGACCAGCGTGGCGTTATTCTGGTGCAGCGCAGTGGTCATGCCGCTATCTGCCACGTTGGTTCCGTTTACGCTGGGCCAAAAATAGAAGTGAACAGTGCTGGCTGACGTTGATGATATTTGCGCCGAGAACGATACAACATATTGGCCCGCCTCCTCGAACACGATGCGCGACGCTGGCGTGCCTTGCGTGATGCCGTCATTGCCTGTGGGCGCGTCATATGTGAGCTTGTACGCCGTGTTGGCGGCAACAGGCGTGACGTCTGACGTCAGGATGAAATCAGCGTGGCCATCTTCCAGCACGATCTGCCGCCACTCGCCGTTTTTGCTGACAACGGGATACAAGTTTGTGCGATCCCACATCAGCACGCCATCTTCTGCTGCGCTTTCGCCGCCCGTCTGCTGCACAAGCGGTGATCGCGTCTGACCAAGATAGAGCATCATGCGCCGCGCCCATGACTTCCAGTCATCGCCCTGCGGCTCTGGTGCGCGGTACTGCTGCGTCATCTACGTCCACCCGCAACAGTGTCCAGTCGGTTTATGCCAACGCGCCAATCCGCAAGCCTTGCGCCATCAACGCGCATCCGCACCTGACGGCCAGTGAAGCGCATGCTGGTGGGGTTGGACATGCTAAACGGCCCGTATGATCGCTCGGTGCCGTTAGGATAGAAACGCGTTTTGAACGTGGCGCTGACATCGCCCTGCGTCTTCTCGTCGGGGATCATCTCCGTCACGCTGACAACGTTATCGCCGGAGCCAAGCATGATGGGGCCAGTTTCCGCAAACGGCGTCAGGCCGCCATACTCAAACCCGATCTCATGCTCGTATATTTTATTGTCAGACGGGTCGGCCATCATCGGCTGACGGAACGTGCCTGCGTCTGTTCCCGCCGTACGGGATAGCGTACCGATTGACCACGTATTTTCCACGTAATTATACGCCACGTAGCGGTCGTTTTCTGTGGACGCGCTGGACGGATAGAACCACCACACCTCGCCATACTGGCCGTTTGACATGGCAAACGCCTTACTGATTTGCGCGCGGTTGATGTCGTTAAACACGTAATCAGACACGTCGCTCTGGATCTCCTGCACGCCGCCGCCTGTGTAGGCGTAGAACGCATGCACGCCCATCCAGAAGCAGCCGACGTCCACGTTGGCGTATGCAAGTTTTGCCGCCAGCCCGCAGGAAGAGCCGACGCGCTCAATGCCGTAGACGTATGGCGGGCCAATATAGTTGGCGACATGCGCGTCACGCGTCGTCAGAATAAGCGTCTGGCCGCGCACAGAAACGCCCGCCATGATCTCGCCCTCGGTTTGCAGCTCAAGATCGCCAGCCTCGTTTGTCGCGGCAGGCGTCCACGTCGTGTTGTCTTCGCGGTCAGACCACTGGACAAGGCGCGGATTGCCGCCAGCGCCAAGGCAGAATAGGAAGCGCTCAGCCGTGACGACGATGCTCTTGTTATCGACAGGCGCGTTGGCGACTTGCGCGGCGACCGCGCCGGTGTTTAGCTGCCACTCGTAAACCTTGCCGTCGTCTTCGTTATTGGCCAGCAGATACTGCCCCCACGCCTGCAAGTTCCACGCGGTAGCTGGCTGAATGCGTACAGTGTCTGGCCGCGCAACGCCGTATGCGTAGCTGCCAAACAGGCCGCCGCCGAAACCGGTAAACGCTATGGCGTCTTCGCGGCCAGCGGTCAGGCCGACCGGCGTGATGTCGTATTGCGTGCCAGCGCTATTGTAGGCGTAGAGCGTGTTATATGTGCCGGTGGCAATCCTGTCTGGCATTGGTATTGTCTGACCAAGTAAGCATTCCACGCGGCGTGGCGTTCGTGGCGGTGTTGGATCTTGTACGCCAACCCCTGACCGGCTGCATCGTGCCGTCGATCCAACGGATCAAGCTAGCATCGCGCCAGCGGCCCATGCTCTGCAAGTCGGTTCCGTTGCGGTAAACCCCAGCGGGTACGTCTAATCTAATCAGGGCCATCGTTGCCTCGTTGGTGTTGCGCGCTTGCCGCAGTGTAACACATGACCATTTGATGCGCAAAAGGGCAGCGCTTTGCTGCCCCTAGCGTTTTCGTTATGCTGCGACGGCTATTCGTCGTCAGGCTCAAGGGCAGCTTTCAGCTCGGCCATGAAGCCCTGCCTGCCCATCTGAAGCTGCACCAAGTTAAACTGCGCAGAGCCGATCTTCTGGTCTAGCGAGTTGATGTGATTTATGCACATGCTTTGCAGTGTCGCTCAGTTGATCTTCAGTGTATTCTACATCGTCAATCGTAATGACCTTTTTGTCTTCAGTCATAGTGATCTCCTTTCAGGTTATGCTGCCCACGGCACACCGTCAGCAGTCGTTGGATTAGCTATTGCGTCAATTTTTGACGCTATGGTAGCTTCGGTATCCTCTTGTGATACATGACCCCAGACCCAGCCTTGAGCTTGAGCCTCAGTGATATCGTCATACGGTGTGAAGTCAGCAGCAGAGGCATCGTAGGTTAGCCCACAAGTGCCATAGCTAGATGCGCTGTTGCCATCGTCATCAACGCCTGTGCAGCGCCAGTGAGCAATGTAAACGCCACCGTCAGCGATTTCGTGTTCCAATGTTGGAATAGTCCAAGTGTAGGTAATAGCCATAGCTTTTTCCTTTTCTGATTATGCGTTTTCTAGGGCAGTGATCCGTGCCTCTAGTTCTTGGATTGTAGCGACCAAGAGTGGCACTAACTTGGCTTGGTCAATGCCTTGGTAGACAGGGTTGCCATCTGCATCGACTTCGTTGTGTTCGCCTATAATTGCTTCTGGCACGACTGTCTGGACTTCGTGTGCTAGGAAGCCGTCAACGGTTGTATCATCAGTGTCAGCAATGAAGTTGAAGCGTTTTGGCTCTAGCTGTTTCAGGCGTGTTGTTGCATTTGTTAGTTCAACTACGTTTTCTTTTAGGCGATAGTCTGATGATGTTGCAAACACGGTGCTAGAATTGACAGTATATATTTGACCAACCGTTCCATTTGGATTGTTAAAATATATATGTGTGCTGCCAGCTGTGCTTGGCTGATATGATGCAAAAGTAGCTGCGCCTGATGAAATAAAATTGTTTTGTCCAGTGACCCCGCTATTTGGCATAGAAAAACCGCCAACCCACAAATTCCCGCTGGCATCGAGGCGCATACGTTCTGTGTTGCCGCCAGTATAAAACAATAAGTCTGCACTATTAAGTGCCTTACCCTGTGAGCCAATGGCTGCACCAGATGTAGAAGTCCCCGATGTAAACTGAAGTCTTGGCCCATCATTAAGACTTGTTCCAGTGTTTCTAAGCCTCAAAGTATCAACAACACCCGAGTTATTAGTTGACGAACCAATAATGTCTAGCTTTGTATTCGGGCTTGTGTTGTTAATCCCAACATTACCTGCTGATGTGATGCGCATGCGTTCCCCATCAACAGTATCAAATATGTATCCATTGAAGTTTGCTTGCGTTGCTCTGAAGTTTAACAGCCCACTACTGTCTCGTTTAATAGTGTATGCAGCAATGTCTGGGCCAATTTGTATGCCTTGGTCAGATGCTGTTATTGATAATTTACCGCTGCTGTCGATGCGCATGGCTTCTGTGTAAGTCTCAGAACCTATGCTGCCTGTTGTAGTGTATACTGAAAAAGTAGATGCGGCAGGTGAGCCAATCGCAGAGCCAGCGCCACCATTATAACTGTACTGACTGAAAGCACCAGTTGTAGATGATATAACTTGTTTTACATCACTGGAAGATGGCGCTGTTGTAGTTCCCAAGCCCAAACTCTCAGCACTCGCATCCCAGAAGAACTTTGGCGTGGAACCTGTGTCCTCACGGAACGAAATATCCCCATTGTCATCAAGGTTAAAATAAGCCTTATCTCCGACACCTAATTGCAAAACTCTATCGCTATATTCATTTGCACTATCAGCAGATATAACAAGGTGGCCTGTAAAAACGGCCATATTTGCTGAACCGCCATCTGTGTCAGTCATTGTAAAAACAGGGGTGCTGTCACTCATGTTCATATCACCATCCACAGTCAGCCCATCGCTGGTCACTGTGCCAGTGATGTCTACACCTGTGCTGGTGGTGGCGAGTTTTTGAGAGCCATTGTGGTATAATCGAACAGCATCCGTATCTATAAAACGCGCCGAATAACGTGAACCAGTTGGGTCTTGAATAGAAACTTCACTCGACCCTCGTATTACAAGATTGCCTGTGCTTTCATCTGAAATAAAACTATTAGACCCATCATGGTAAATCTGTAGGTCAGACCCTGCGCCGAAGATGGCTTTACCATTATCTGCAAAGGTAGCGTTTCCTGTTACGCTGATACCTGTGCTGGTGGTCACCAGCTTCGCGCTATCTGCATACGACAATGTTCCGGCAGCGGTCTTCCCGCCAATCGCGTTGATGATCGTATCGAGGCTGTCCAGATCTGTGTTTAGCTTCGTTCCCCACGTATCCTCTGACGCGCCTACCTCTGGCTTCGTTAAGCCATATGCCGTTGTTGTCGTATCTGCCATGTTCTATCTCCTATGCCGCATCGGCCCAAGTTTCGCTTGAAGCTGATGCCGGTGTCCAATCCGTCGATGTGGGGGAAACAGCCGCCCAGCTTTCTGGCGTGCTGCCTGCATCTTGCCACGTTTTGCTGTTTTCCGCAACAGGCGTCCACGTCTCAGGCGTGTCAGGCTCAGGTTCCCACTTTTTGCGACCATTTGCGACCACAGACGCCGCGCACACGATAACCGAAGCAGCATTCTGCACGCGGTTGCATGTGGCGCTGACAGTTGCTACGCAGGCGGCGGTGGCGCTGTCCTCGAATATCGCAACGGCGCTTGCCGTTGTGGACGCCTGCACAGCAATCGCGGCAGCGCCATCACGAACCCTAAGACCAGACGCAGCAACAGATGCAGCAGCGGATACGGAAGCGGAGCCGCTTTGCACGCGGTTAGCGGCAGCCGTGACGCTGGCAGACGCCGCAATCGTGGCAGACGCCTCCCTGACGCGCGTGGCAGACGCCGCAACGGATGCGGCGGCGGCAATGGTGGCGCTGCCCTCTCGAACGCGATCAGCGGCAGACGCGGTGGTCGTGACCGTCTCGATGATCGACGCAGCGCCGCGAACGCGCACAGACGCAGCGGCGGTGGCAGATGTGACGGCAACAATGGAGGCAGCGCCAATAATAGCGCCGTCCAAGCCGTAGTTGTAGCTGCCGTAGGTGCTTCGCCCGTAGCCGCTGCGATACGTCATTAGTCTAGCGTGATGTCGAGATCGCCCGCAGGAATGCGGAACACGTCGCCGGTGTCAATCGTCTTGCTGGCGGTCAGGTTGGCGTAGGCCAGCAGATTGCCGCCCGTGGCAGCGTCAAAGATGCCGACAGCAACAACGGTGCCATATCCCGCCGTGGCGACGGGCCACTCTTCAGCGGCGCTATTTGTCGCCGTGTTGCCTGACACGGTAAACGCCGTGGCTTGGCGCGCGTAGCCCCCGCCGGATACCTCTGTGCCGCCGCCAGTATCGTCAGGCGCAACGGTGTAAAGCGCGGTGTGCCATTCTGTCGGGCGTGTCGCGCTGTTGGTGGTGAACGCCCATGTCAGGACGGTTGTTTCGAAGGTGTTGGTGAAGCTCATCTCAATACGCCTTTATCTTCATGCGGCGACCAGACCCGCCGAATTTCGCTTTATCATTGTCTGCGGTTATACCACCAATCGCGTTGCCATACAAAGATGACCACACCTGCAAACGCGCATCGTCTTTCAGATACGGCGCAGAATGCGATAGAGCGCCATATAAATATGCGTCGGGAAAGTATTCCAGCAGCCAGTTGGACGTGTTGCTATCGGACAGCGCGTCGATCTTGGCGTAGTAGTACAGCTCCGTCGAATATGTGCCATCGGGAACGGGAAACACCTCGATCTCGCCAGCCGTGATCGCATAGTAGCGCGGCTCATATGTGGCGTTGGCCGTGCGGCGCTTGCGCTCCAGCAGCTGAAACTGGCTCAGCAGCTCAAGCGGCTGCGTATTACCCGACGTAATATACATCCGTATGACCTCGTAAAAGTCAGACGGCACGGCGCTATACTGCGTGTCGATGTTCGCCGTGGCGCGCTTCTCCTGACGCCAGTGGCGTATCTGGCGGTTCATGTCTGCCTCGGCCAGCGAAATAAACGTCGGGATGACGCTCGTCAGGTCATCGCGGTCAAGGAAGTCTGCGATGCTGGATTGCAGCTCTGCGTATGTTGTTATGGGCATTAGTCTAACAATCCTCTCTTGAGGTTAAATGCTGATCGCGGATCTAATATGCCACGTCTTTGAGCCATATCCAAAACATTTTCAATTTGCGGCGTTGTTGCTGTGCTTATGTCAACATTTTGACTTTCAAACAAGTCGCCAAGTTTTTTATTGCCTCTAGCTTGCTGCTCAATGACCAAAAGGCCAGTAGGCTTAGAAACGTTGGCGGCAGTGGTGTCGGGGAAATAGCCAAACTCGTTTACATCATCGCCAGCAAAGTAAACGTCTTTTACTTTTACCTTTTGCGATATTACCTTGCCCGCATCTTCGCCGCGTGGCCCGTATCCGCTTGACGCGTGCAACTCCGCATATTTTGGGCTAAGCGTAACAAAGTCGCCAGCATTTATCGACGTTATGCTTTCCTCGTTTGGCACCCCACGGTATATTGTTACCTCTGCATCAGGATTGCCGCGTGCCGCTTGTATGGCGCGATAGCTTTGCTGATTGGCAATGCCGAACTCGTCATCCGAAAAACGTGGCCCCTGCGCGTATAAGCGCTGGCCTTGGCTGCTGTAGAAGTCGCTCGGATAGCCAGCCTGCTCGCCTGTCGTGGATATAGTAACATCATCAAGGCGCACGGGGTTTTCGTCTTGCGGGCCAACCGGCTGGTGGCCGCCGCGATATGACGTGTCAACTTCCGGCGTTTCATTCGGGTCATAGCCAAAGCGCTCTATGTTGGCCTGCCTGCGCAAGTCGGCTGCGCTCGATGTCAGCAAGCCAGTAGGCTTTGAAGCATTCGCCGCCATAATATTAGACAAGTGCGCTAGTCTGGGGTCGGCGCGTGCAGAACGGGAGCGGATGTTGGCGGGGTCAAAAATCGTGTATTCGCCAGCGCCGCCTACGCCTGCGAAGCCTTGCTCGGAAACTCTTTGCTCTGCCAAGCGGTCTGCGGCGTCTCTAGTTACGGCGCTACTTTCACCAAGGTCTTCCATAGCTTGCTGGAAAATATCGTCATAGCTGCCGCGCTCCATCAGCTTACCTTTAGTCAGCAGCGGATAATATGTGCCTGACGTGCCAGCTTCCCGACTTCTTGGCTCAGCGTAATATCGTGAAACTCCTATGTCTCCGTCTCTGACGGGGTCAACATAAACACCCCGCCCGTAAGCGCCAGCGGTGGACGGACGGAAAGCCAATATGTCAGGCGTTTCAGTAGTGCCAGCCGTTTCCTTTGACGTGCCGTGCATGCCCTCGCGCCTATAGCCCATCTGGAACAACCGCTGCGCGCGGCTCTCTGCATCCATCGGCAAGTCGTAATTTTCAAACAGATACTGGTTTAGCTGCGTCGTCTTTACGCTGTCGCCCATGTCAAACATGTCGTCGGTAATATTGGCAGCGTCGCCCTCCTTCAGCATGCTAAGTATCATGTCGCCGCGTTCTTTCGGAGCGCTTGGCAGCGATGGCTTCTTTGGCCTTAACGTGCTTGCGGCAAGCCCGCCGCCAGTCATGGCCAAGCCAGCCATAGCAAGCGCATCGTTTAAGGCGTCTGCGCGTGGCGGCACGCCTTGCGCGTATTCTCTAGCAGACTCAACGCCGCGCGTGCCGCCGGTAATAAGATCCACCAAACCCTGCGGCACGGCAGGCGTAGCTTGGCCAGACCGCAAAGCGTCAAATATAGACATCCCTTGCGGTGCGTCTACCGGCAAAAACGTAGACCGGCGCTTACCCTCTTCCGGCGCAAGCAGCCCCATCAGCTTGCCAGCCATGCTGTTGCGGTTGCGGTATTCGCGGCGCAGCTCGTCAAGCTCCGCAGGCGTGCGATACATCGCCTCTTCCTGCATCTGCAAATTAAAGTCGCGCGGCGACAGGTTAAATATGTCTATGGTAGCCATATCAACAATCCCACGCGCGGCGCGACCAGTAATTCGCGCTCAGCTTGCTCGACTGCACCCTTGATGCCGCCGGAGCGTGCGCAGTAGGACGCCTTGCGCTTCGGCTGATCCTTCTTGATGGACATATTGGGATCGCCAAAGTTGATCTTCTTCACCGTGTCGCCCTCAACTGCCAGCACCTCAAACTTTTTCGGGCCGCCGCGTCGCGGCTTATTGACCGCCGTAAACCCGTGGCGCTTCTTCGCTGCTGCGATCTTCTCTGCCCTCGTGCGGCTCATTACGCGGTCTTCTTCTTCGCGGTCTTCGCGGCCTTCTTAAACGCCTTCGCGGTGGGCGCGCCCTTGCTGCCTACCTTGCGCATCTTCTCGCCAGACCCAGCAGCAATGCGTTTACGCTTCGCGTGGATGTTGGCGTATAAACCCTTCTTCGGCATCCTATGCTCCTTCGCCCCACTGGACGCACTTATAATCGGTTACGCGGTATGTAGGAAACACCTGCCGCGCGTATTCCAGCCCGCTTGGTATGGACTGTATGCACTGGCTCTCGCTCTGCATCACGGGGCTGCCAAACGCAAAGCAACCACCCTCGACGCTGCACAGCAAGAGCAGCGCCGTCCACATTAATTGTAAGCGCCCCTGCGCTTCTTCGCCATACACGTTCCAGCGCGCTTGCATGCGGCGGGTGTCGGGCAGCCCTTACACGGCTTAAACTTCGGTGCTCTCATGTCACACGTCCTCCGTTATATCTTCCAGCATAATAACATTAAAACGCCAAAAAGAAACCCCGCGCGCGCAATGGGAGGAACGCGGCGGGGCCAAGTTGCGCGAGACAGGGAGGAAACTCGCAATGAAGCATAGATAGCGCGAGCAAGAGCGCTTGTCCATGTGTGGGGATGGTAAACGCTTTTACGCGGTCACGCAATCCCCTGCAAATTGCGCCTAAGCGCACCACGCCAACGTGACATCGGCCCGCTCAGGGCCGTTGCCGCGTCTGACGCCATCGTCAGGCACACGGCGTCAGCAAGGTCAGGCGAGCGCAGGCCACGCTTGCGCATGGCGTCCTTGCTCTCGGCAGCCATCTTCCCAGAGGACGTGAACGCGTAGCGGATGCCGGTCAGGTCAGCCAGCAGCTCATCGTCATTAGGCAGCTTGCAGCTGCGATCCTCCAGCCACGCCTTGCACTTGAACCACAGCTCCGTGCGCAAGTTGTTATATGTCTCCTTCATCGAGGGAGCCTCGGCAACGTTCACGCCGCGCACGGGGGCGCCAAGCTCGTGCATCCGATCCACGACGCCCGACCCTATGCCAATGCTGTCAACAAGGATCTCGCTGGGCTGCTGCGACGGGGGCAGCGCATCATACTCAGCCATCACGCGGCCAACGGTCTGCATCAGATCGAGGCCGCGCCACGACTTGATCTCCGTGATCACGCTGCCCTCGCGCTTGCAGAACGCGGTGCGGTCGGTGCCAAAGCGCGCCGGATCAATCGCCCACACGGCGCGCGTATTCGGCGCAACCTCGATGTCGCGCCGCATCGCGGCCTCGGCCAAGTGGTACGGCACGATCGTGTCATCATCTGCCAGCGGAAACTCGCCAAGCACGCGGATGCGGAACGCGTTGCTCTCCTCCCCGTAGCGCATCCGCATCTCGTCAACGAACTCGTCGCTGACAAGCGGGCTGTCAACGCACGACCAGCGGCGCGTCCACCAGCTGCCCGCCATGCGCGTCTGGCTCTCGTAAAACGTGCCAGAGGATCGCGTGGGGTTGCTCAGCAGCACCGTGGTGGCGCTGTGGCCAGACATGCTGCCAGCGGCGGCCTCGAACACCTTCTCCGGCACACCCGACGCCTCGTCGATGACCAGCAGAACATGCTCGCTATGCACTCCGGCCAGCGCCTCCGGCGTTTCGGCGCGAGACGTGCGGGCCGAGATGAACGCTTCGCTGGCTGCCGCCGTCAGCTCAACGCGGTCTGACTTCACCGTGACCATGTCCTTCAGATTTTGCGGCAGCTCGTTGATCCACCGCTTCATCTCCGCGAACAGCGCGTCAAAGAGCTGGCCAGATGTCGGCGCGGTGACGACAACCTTATTCGGGAAGCGCAGAAACAGGAACCACAGCATCGCCCAGCTGGCAGACGTCGACTTTGCCGGTGCCATGCCCAGAGCGCACGCTGATCTTGCGCTCGCCGGACGCAATGGCAGAGAGAAACTCGGCCTGATATGGCAGCGGGTCGGCGCCAAGCACCTCGCGCACAAAGCGCACGGGGTCGTCGTAATACTCGACAACGAAGTCGTCAAACGGGTTGGCTTCACTCATCAGACACCTCCACATATTCCGCGTCAATCGTGGCGGCTTCGGCGTCGCTGTTCACGCGCTTCATGTCGGCGCTAAACTTGCGCAGCGCATCCAAGTGCAGATCGCCAATGGAAAGCGTGACATTGCTCTGCGGGCGCGTGCCGTAGCGCTCCTGATTCATCGAGCCAGCCATGAACTTGCGCCACTGCACCTTCTCGCGCGTGGCAGCGATCTCCGTCGGGCTGCTGGCGCCGCTCAACCCGTCAACCATCTCCAAGCCCTGCTCCACCAGCGCATCCGCTGCCTCGCCGCGAGCCTTGCTCAGCGCAGCCGCATACTCGGGAACGCTGTTCAGTGACCTGCTAACATAGCTGCGCGTGCAGCCGTATTGGCGTGCCAGCTCGGCGACGGTGACGCCCGACGCGATCTGGTCAAACAGCCAATCTGCGCCGCCGTTGGAGGCGACCTCCGTCAATATGCGCTTGCGTAACGCCTTGCCTGCCATGATGTTTCTCCTTGTACGCGGGAAATTTTAGCGCGGGGCCATGGGTATGGCAAGCGCGTAGGGGGTGCGGGGGTCAACGCTTGCCGTGGTTTGGATGGTAGCCGTGCTGCTGCTCGGCGTCTCTGCGCGCCTTCACGGCATCTTCAAAGTGTTTAAACGTGCCAAGGTAAACTGGGCGGTTTTTGACGCCAATACTGGCAGTCCACGTCCAGTTTACCTTATCCCAATGCACACCCATGACGCCGGACATATTGGTTGCGGGTATTCGCGTATTACGTGAGTTTTCAACCTGAGATGCAGCGCGTAAGTTTTCAATGCGGTTATCTGAGCGAACGCCGTTGATGTGGTCTATCTGATCCGCAGGCCAGTCGCCATTATGCATGGCCCACGCAACTCTGTGCGACTTACAGCGCTTGCCAAGAAGCACCATGCGCAAGTAGCCCCTGTGGTCTTCCTCGTAAACCTGATTGCCAGCGTAGGCGCTGTTAAATCTGCGTATGGCAGACGCAGGCGCGGGGAAGCTTTCTGCGCGCTCGCGCCAGATAAATTTACCCGTTGAAGAGTTATACTTGAGCATTTCGTGAAGCTGCTCTACAGAAATCGTCATTGGCGGTTCTCCTTGTCGGCTGCCGATCAGGTAGGCGGGGCGCTGCAACGTCGCCGCCTACCCCCGCACAGTACCCCCCACGCGCTCTCGGTGCAATATTTTTTCGGCAGGCGTGTGTGCGCTTTTCTATACACACACGCTCCCGCCTGAGCGCAAAGTGGGGGGGGTCAAACCTGACCGTCTGGTCAAGATCTGTAGCTGGAATCGCATAATCGTTATTATGTTAAATTTATTATGTAGCAATATCAGCATGTTAGCGTTTTACACCTATCTATGGTTGTATCGTTGGCGATATTGCTGCGCTGCGACATCGCAAAATTTGACCATTTGGTAAAAAATGCGTATCCGCGCGCGGGCGTCTGAGCGTCGGCGTGTCTGCCGCAGAGGCTAAGCACACCCTCACGCTCCCTCAGAGCCTCGATTAGGCACCCAAACGCCTCGCAGGCTACCCTACCCACCTGACGCCTCCAATTCGCCCGCTATCGCAGCGTAACCGCAGACGTCCACCCAGTTGTCCGAGTGATCGCTTGAGCGCGACCGCGATACCTTGAGCAGCACCATCATCGCCGCCACGTCCACCTCGGTCACGTCCACGCCGAGATACGCCGACCACATGCCAGCAATGGTCGCGTGCGACGCCTTTGCGGAGCCATACGTCCGCTGCCTGTCGCCCGTGATCAAGTCACCCGCCGTGCGTAAAATATCTTCCCTCGTTACCATGGTATATCATCCTCTATGTTATTGTTGCCATCTCCGTCCACCACACGCGTTACCTTCGCATGTGGAAACGTCTCAAACGCCTTCTGCAAAAACGCCTCGCTGAAGTGCTGCTTCAGCACGCACGCGGCATCCTCGAACGAGTAGACCACCCACTGCGGATACCGCTTGCGCAGCTCAGCGCATCCCTGCCTCGCGAAGCACACGATCTGCCCGCCATCCAGCTCCACGCACCACGCGTGCGGCGACAGCGGCTTATGCCCCGCGCCTTCCGCTTCCGCTTCCATGCGCTTCCACCCCGCCATGAGCTGCGTGGCGATCTTGTTCGTCCTGACGACATCACGCTCGACGACCGCCTGCTTCAGCGCCTCGTAGGCTGCCTCGAACTTGCCTGCCAGATCCGGCGATACCAGCGACGGCAGCGTGTCACCCCACCGCTCTGTCATTTCCCTCGCCACCCGATCCAGCGGTTCGAGCTGACCCCAGACTGCCGCCGGTATAGGCTCCGTCCTTTCACCAACCGTAAACGTCCCCTTCGACGCTATCTGCTTTGCCGTAGGCCGACGCCCTTTCTGCTTAACCATGACCATGCCCCCTACGCATCCCCATCAAATCAATCTCCGCACCTTCAATAAATACGCCCGCACTTCTCTCCGCACCTTGCATATATATATGCAAGTGGTGCGGCGGAAGATTTCTTGCCGTATTTACCGCACCCTCGGCACCACGCCGCACCATAAGTGCGGTAAGTGCGGAAACGCCCCCAACGCCACCCGTCTCGCTGGCCATCATACCCCCGCCTCCTCTCCCGTTATCCATTCACCCACCACCACGCACGGCACATCCCTGCCGTCACGCTTGCTTGGCGCAGACGTTTTACGCAGCACGCCGTTCTCGATCCACTTGCCCACGATTGCCTTGGCCTTCGCCTTCTCGTGTCGCTTCTCCAAGTCGAGCCCCAGCACGTCTGCCACCGTGACGCCGACCCACGTCTTGGCCTGCACGTTTGCGCGGAGCGGCTCGCCCTGCGTTTCCGCGTCGCCCACCGCGCGCTGCACCTTCATCGCGTCGCGCGCCGACACGCCGTCGAAGAGATCCGGCATCGCATATTCCGTGGCCACGCCGACATATTCCATGTTTGGCAGCTGCACGCCCACCATGCGTCGGTATACCGCCTTCGCTGCTGGCGGCGCCAAGTTTGCCTTGCCGTCGTCTACGCGGAATATGCCGAGGCTCTCCGCTTCGCTCACGCCCAGCTTCTGCGCGTCTTCTGCGCTGATCTTGTTGATGACCCGCGCCGCACGCGCCGCCCCGATCAGCGACCCCGCGCCCCTGACGCTGTCTATGGTCGCCTCGTCCCCGTTGCCCTTGCGGATGTGATGCACCAGCGCCACGGCGCAATCTGTCTCGTCGCAAACGCTACGCACGGCACCGACGGCTGCGTTCATGGCCACGTTATCGTTTTCGTTGATCTGGTTCGCGCCGACCCACGGGTCGATCATCACCATGCCGATGTCGTTCTCCTTGATCTTGGCCGCCATGTAGTCGAGCATCTCGTCGTTGACCTCGATCCCGTCGCGCCCCTGATTGGCGAACACCATGTTCAAGCTCCTGCCAGCGTCGAGGAACAAGCGCCCCCGTATTTCCTTGGCGGTGACGCCGTAGTGCAGCATCGCCGCCGCAAGGCGTCTCTGCATCTCCTCCAGCGGGTCTTCCAGATTGATGATCCACACCCTGCACGGCTCGTGTATGGCCTCGCCCAGCAGCGGCTTGCCCGTTCCGATGCACAGAGCCTCCACGATCTGCAGAGACGTCTTCCCGACGCCGCCCGCCGATGCCAGCACGCTGACATGGCCTCGCACGTAATGCTGCCCGTAGATCCACCGCCGCGCCGGTATTGTCGCGGGATCTATTGGCTCGTATGCGGTTGGCCACTGGCGCTCGCCTGCGATGCGCTCCTGCTTTACTTCCTCGACCGGCTTCGCCAGCGCCAGCGCCTCGCGCAGCTTTTGCGCGCCCGCTTCCTGCAGGTAGTCGTTGGCATCCTTTACGTTTTCCACGCCCAGCGCGTCGAAGCGCACGACGTGGACGTCGGTGCTGCCGTCGCCTCGCAGCACGTCGGAAACCGCCTCCACGTCTAAGTCTGGGTCTGCGCAGATCGTGACATCGCTGGCACGTGGCGCGTTAAACGTCTTCATGCCCGACTTGCCAAATGTGCACACGATTGTCGCCTCGACGTGGCCCATGATTGCCTGACGCACGCTCAGCGCATCCTCTGGCCCCTCGACCAGTATGATCGCGCCGCCCTCGTGCTGGTCGCCGATCCGCATGGCGTTGCCCACCAGTGATCCGCGTGAATACTTGTTGATGTTGTTATGCTCTCGCTTCTTCCCATCCGGCGTCAGCAGCACCGACTGCACGCCGCACAGCTCGCCCTGCTCGTTGGTCGCGGGAAACAGTATCGCTGGCCCATCGTATAAGCTGGGGCTGAAGCGCGCGACGCCCTCCGCCACGCCTGCTCGCATTCCACGGTTGTTCAGGTACAGCAGCGCCGGTCTGACGGCGTCCTTGTTCTCGCGTGATATTGGCACGCTGCGCTCCCACGCGGCCTGCGCCTTTGCGATTTTCTCGGCGCGCGTTTCCTCGTCGCGGATCAGCAGATCCTTGCTGGCCAGCCTTACGATCAGGCGATCCATCTCGCTCGGCTGAAACGGCACCGCGTCATCGTTTTCGAGCTGCTTCGGGTTTTCGCTGCCCCGCTTGAACCCGCTGCCAATGGTTGCCTTGATCTCGTGTTCCTGCAACCCGATTGCCTTGGCCGCCGTGTGCAAGTCTATGACGCTGCTATCAATGTTGCTGGCGTCCATGTGCGCGTGCCGACCCAGCGCGTATGCCGCGAGGTTCAGCGCCTCGTTGCGACGCCCCTGCGGAGCCATGCCGATCTCGGTTACGACGCTTTCCCGTACCTTCTGAAAATAGTTTACGCTCATCCCGCTACCCCGTTTTAACTTTTGTTATAACCACGCCCGCCGTAGCAGGCGTGGAGCTTGTTATCTTAGAAGCCGAAGTCGTCTGCGTCTACAACGCTTGAAACGGGTGCCGCTGCGGTTGGCACCGGCTCCGGCTTAGGCGGCGTGCTGTCTGCCGGTTTCGCAATCCACTTGGATATGGCAAAACCTAGATCGTATGACGTGCCCTTGCCGACCACGACAGGCGTGGACGTCGTGACGCTGACCACCGGCACCATGCCCTGCGCAAACTCTGGCGCGTTTTCCGCTTGGTTGTACAGCTTGGCGATGAACTGCCCCGTGCCGTATGAGTTGTTGCTGAACTGCGCCTTGGTGCCGTCCGACATCCAGCAGTCCACGTCGAAGCCCTGCTTATATGCTGGCTTGCCTTCCGCGTCTGTTTCGGTCGGCTTAGGCGTTGCCTGCGAAGGCGATGGCCACTCCTGCCAGTCGCGCGTTCCGACGGCGATCTTCAGCCACCCAAACTTGACCGCAGCAATGTCGATTGCGATACCCTTGGCCATGTCGATGACTTCGGGATCGCCGCCCTTGTTTACCGTCCAGCGGTTCTGCGGAAGGTTGACCCGTATATACGCGCCGCTCGCGTCTGATGTTTCTCCGAAAGATATTGGCATGTTTGTCTCCTGACGTTGTGTGCCTGTGTTATGCGCCGTGCGACGCGGTGAAGTTGAACGCCCAGCGCGGTATCTGGAGCGTTTGCAGCTCCCCATACCCGTAGCCCCAGACGCCCGTGTTACGCGCTATCGCAAACTGCTCCAGCGCGTGTTGAACTGCCGCGTCGCCCTCGTTGAGCGTGCGCCAGTCAAGCTCGTACACACCAACGGGGTAAGGCGCTTCCTTGCCCACGCTGATGAAGATAAACCTGTCGATCTCTTCCCCGATCAGGCCCATCGTCCTGCGGTAGAAGCTTTCCTGAATGTGATACCCGAAGTTGGCCACTTGCTTGCTAAAGCCTTCGGGGTCTGGAGCTATGGTTGTCTTCAGATCTATCAGCGCCCCAATGTCACGACGCCACCCGTCTGGACGGCAGCGCAGATCCACGCCCGTCTGCGTGTCCTTCGCGAATATGCTGGCCTCGCAGATCAGATCGCCGGATAGCAGCTTGGCCACCTCCTTGTTGCTGCGCACCGCGTTAGCCGCGTCCACGGCGATCTTGTAGTCGCCCTCCGTTAGCAGCAGCGCGCCGTTGGCGTCGGCCTCTGCCTTGTGCTGCGTCCAATCTTTGCCGCGCCGCGTCTCCGGCCCGCACCATACGGTGCTTGCGTGCTGCGGCTCAAACACCAGCGTGTGCGTGGCCGTGCCTACGTCAAATGCGGTGCTTTCCTTACGTTCAGCGTATTTGTAATGCGCCAGCGACTTCATGGCGATTGTCTTGGCCCCAGAGGCGCTGAGCGCGTCGCTCAGGTGGTATTCCTCGTTTGACATCGTGGTTGATATGGTCACTATCTTTGCTCCTCCACTACTTTCTTTATGCAGTCAATGACGTCATCAATGTAAAACACCTCACGATTTGACACGGGGAAAAATGGCTGCATCGACTTCAGCTTCTTGGATTCCAGCCAGCCTTTTAAATGAAAGTTGTTGATCCCAACAAGGCTCGCCACTTCACCTTTAGTCAAAAACATTTTCCCATTATTTTCCAAATGACGCATGACTTGCGCGTTCATGCCTTGAAACTCTCTCGCATCATGGCGGAACTTTGGTACACGCTCATCGCCATCATTAATGTGATGCTTGTTGCATTCTGGCTGCTCAACTCTAATCGCCTCACGCTCAGCCTTTAAAGCTTCTTCACGCGTGTCAAACCACTGCAGCTCAATATTAGTTACATCTAAAAACCAAGCAGATCCCTTGTAATGCTGCTTAATTCTTTTTGAGTAATCTAGGCTGATGCCCACATATAAAAGTTTATTTTCTTTATTAAACTGGCGATATAATGCTGTCTTCACGCCTTCCCCCTTCCATATAGCGCTATCAGCAGCGCCTCTGCTCTGTGTTCATCTTTCTTGCGCTTCAGCTCGCTCGCCCTGTCGGGAAACCACTGCTGCGCCATGCGACGCGCCGCGTCTTTATCCTTTGGCAGGTTCATCGCCCGCTTCCACACGACCGGCGTCACCATGGTGTAGCGCGTGCGCGACAGCGCCACGGTCGTCGTGATCTGGCCAAACGCATACCCCAGCTTAAACGTGCTGGACACGCCTTGCTTTGGCATCGCCTGCTGCTTCTCGATCCATATGTGATCGAGCCGATCCACCGACGTGAGAATATCCATCAACGCCACGACGTCTACGCCGCCCTCGCTGTAGACGGGTAGGTCATGCACCTCCGACCAGTTTTCACCGACCAGCGCCACGCCGCCCGTGCGGTAGCCGCAGTCTATGCCACACGTAACAATGCTCAATGCATGTCCTCCTTATCGGGCGTGCTGTACGTCTCGAATATGATCCCCATGGCCATGGCAATCGCGTCCTGCACGTCGCAATCGTTTTCGCGCATGAAGCCGATCACAGACTGAAGGGCAGCGCCCAGCGCGTACACCTTGGCGAGATCCGGCAGCTCGGTGCGCTCGGTGATCGCCAGCATGTCACGCATCAGCGCGTTTGCCTCTGACATCGTGTTGCTGGCAACCGCTGACATCTCTGCGTGCTGCTCCGGCGTCAGCGTAAAATCATCATCCACGCTGCACGTCCACGCCATGCTCGTCCAGCAGGCGCAGTATCGCCATCTGCGTCAGCGACGCCATGCTTATGCGCTTCTCCTTGGACAAGTCACGCAGCGCCTCGAATACCTTGGCGTCGATCCGCGAGCCAAGTTGCTTCATCTCAGTGTTCATAATTACCTCCGTTGATCCGGCCACTATAACGCCGCGTTAACATTGTGCAAGAGCTAGAACGCGAACTCTTCCTGCGTGCGCAGCCGATACAGCTGCTGGCCCTCAATGAACGACGTCTTCACGATTGTGCGCCGCTCCCGCATGGTCTTCAGGCCAATGTCGATATGCACGGCGTCCTGCTCGATCATGCTGCACAAGTCGCCCACCGACAGCTCGTTATGCCTGCTCAGGCAGCGCTTAATCTCCTTGCGCAGCTTTTCCAGAGGCCACGGCTTGTGGGCGTATGCGTGCATGTCATCGCGGCCAATCAACCTGCGCTTCATGCGCGCATTCTCGATGATCGCCAACTCCTTCCAGCGTTCCAGCGGTGTCATGTTTTCCGTCATAGCCGCTTCTCCAGCATCTCGCAGAGCGCCATGATCTCTTCGGCGCGCTGCTTGATCGTCAGGCGCTCAGGGCCACGCCCCGCGTCCATACGCATGATGTCTGCCTTGCGCCGGATCGACATGACCAGCATCTGCGGCGTTGGCTGCGTCGGCGTGCTGCTGTCCTCGTCGATATGCGCGCCAACGCTGGCGCTGTTTTCCAGTTTTGATAGATCCCATTTAGCCATTTTCGTTCTCCTGTGTTGGCCGTGGCTGTGGTCTTACGTCGGGCCACGGGCGGCGGTAGTCTGCCTCTCCGCCCATCTCGACGCATTGCGGCTCAAAGATCCGCGCTAAGTCGTAGTATTTCGCAAACGCTTTGCACTCGTCTGCGGATGAAAAGACGGCGAATGCCATGAAGACGGGTTCTGCTAGGGTCATATCGCCTCTCCTCTGTAATGCGCAGAAAGCTTTGCCTCTACGATCAAGGCTTCATATTTGGTGATGTTTGCCTCAACGCGGCCAAGATCCAAGTTGCAGCTATTGCACAGCAAGCCCCGCAAGATCGGCGGGTTGGTGCCATGCACATGGTCAACTTTAAGGGATGCCTTTTCGCATTTCTCGCCGCACACTTTACAGCATCCATTTTGCTGCTTGTAGGTGATGTCGATCCACTCGATGCCAATGCCATATTCCGATTTGAAATAAGACTTTCGCTTAGACGCGGTGCGGCATTTTTTGCATTGGCTGGTCATACCGTCAGGCTTTGTCCTGTCAATTGCGAAAAAGTCGCTGCTCTTTTTTTGCAAACACTTTGAGCAAACCTTCATCACATCCACCCCATGCTAACAGCGCCGATCCAGCCCAGCACCGACGCGGCAATCGCTGCGGCGATGATGATGTCTTGCGTCCAGTTTGTCATCACTCTTCCTCCTCCTCGTTGCGCCAATCGAAGTCGTCTTCGTCTTGGCATTCTGGGCAGCGCACCGTTGTCCACGCGTCGCTGTCCGGCGTGTTGACGAAACGCGGCAACTCGATAAAGCCGGTTCCGTCGCAGGTTGCGCAGATCATTTGTACACATCCGCGTTGATGCTCCACAGCACCAAGGTTGCGCGCTGTTGGTTTGCGCGCTGGTTTACGTGCGCTCGGCATATCTCGCCGCGTGAGTGCATGTTTTCGAGGTGCTGCGAAAGCTTGCGCGGCTCAACGCCAACGACGTCGGCAATGTCTGCCGTCTCGCAGTAGGTGACGTCGTCGCTCTGCAGCATCGAGCGGATCTTACGCTGGACGTCAGCCCAGTCTACCTGCTTAGGCTCCTCGGTGGGAGCTTCTACGGCCTCTGCTGGCGCGTCAGTCGCCAAGCCCAGCACGTCACGCGCTGCGCGTCGTTCCTGCACGTAGGCGGCGACCCAAGGCGTGCGCTCGCGCTGCTCTTCGACAGCGTTCTGCACGATGATGCCTTTGCAGATGTCGTCGAGATTTGCGTGCGCCTGCTGGAGCAGACGCGGCGAGATGTGTACGCTCTCGCCGTTGTCGGTGCGCACGCCGAAGCCTGTGCCGCTGTCGGTGATGTGCGTGATTAAAAATTCATGTGTATGCGTAAGGTTCATTATGGTTTCTCCGATTAGAGTTGAGTTGTGGGGCCGAAGCCCCGAGGGTTATTATTTGGCTAAGTCTGTGCCAAAGGCTAAGTTGATGCCGTAAGTTGCAGCATTGTGTGCGTAACGTGCGCGGTGACCCGCAACGCTCTGCGGCTGCTCTTTGGCAATGCGCTGATACTTCAGGGCTTGAGCAGAGAAAAATTCAATGGCCTTTGAGCCGTTGTTATCAAACGCTTTCATTTTAGCGTTAAACATTCTGCGGGCTTTTTGCCACTTAGTTTCATATCTTGGGTTCATGCTTGCCATCTGTATTTCCTCCGTTGCTTATATTGTTAACATACAGTTACCACAGCACGGTGCAAGCAAAAAATGCACTCGACGGAAACTTTTTTTCGCCTCTATATAAAATCGTTTAAATGCAGTATGTTGCGCGCGTGGCCAACAGCATCAACGTCGGACGTGCTGGCGAGTTTCTCGTCGCAGCCGAGCTTGAGCAGCGCGGGATACGCTGCCATCGGGTAGACATGCAGGACGATGACCTATGGGTGAAGTCGGCCAGCGGTGAGCTATTGACGATGCAAGTCAAGGCGACCCTTGATCCACGCACCGAGCATTACCGCGCGGCGCGCTACGTGTTCACACGCGCAAATGGCGATGCGCACATATTTGCGTATGTGGCGCTGGATATACGATTGTTTATACTGAGCACCGCGCCAAGCGGCAAAACGGTACGCATAAAGCCCGCCGATTTTACGCGGCAGGCTATGGATGACAGCATTGAGGCGATGCTAGGTTAGCCAGTTAAATGCTTGGCGTGTTCGCTCGGCACGATCATCCAGACCATGATAGCCGCCGTTGACGCGCTTGGTGATAAGCTTGATCGTTTCGTCATTTACGCCGCCCGCAGCGATATTAAACAGGCCGTTTTTATCGAAGAACCACATGGCCGTTTCAAAGGCGTAGTCTTCCTCGACCAGCGACGGATCTGTCAGCACTTCCGGCAAACGCATGTCATGCGCAAACGATTTATAGTTATCCTTGCCGGTAAGCTGTAGGAACCCGCGTCCGATAAAGTTTGCGGCGTCTTCCGGCGTTTCATTACCCATGCGACCGACATACACCTTGCCAGCAAGCTTAGCGCCGTTGCGGGCAT